GGACCTAATGATGACCCTATCCAAGAGGACTTGGACGTAGGGTTTATTGGTTTTAATAACTACGCTAGACCCGACCAGCTTCCAGCTGGTATGCTTGCTAACAGCTCTAATGGTAGACTTGGTAAGAATGGTGAGTGGCAGGTCCGCCCAGGGATTGACTTCATCAAGGCCCCATTTGCTTCTGGTGACGATGTACTGCGTCTACCTACTACCGCAGAGAGCACTGCTGTTCCTTCTGTAGTTGGACTGCTACCTACTACTATTCGGTCAGCATCCTTAGTTAGCAATGAAGTCCTGATTGTCATTGATGACCCAGCCGTAGAGCCTGGGCACGTATTTATCGTAGGCGACGAGATCTATGTAGAGAACCTAGTAAGCACTACAACGAACCCCAACGGTCTGCATACACTTACATCTGTTACGGACAATGGAGATACACAGACCCTTACGTACGACTTAGTGGGTGCTGACGAGGTTTATAGTACTCCCCTTAACTTACCCTTTGCTTTGGACGACGGAGGCTCTGAGCCGCAGTTAACGGTGCTTACTGAGTCCTCTGTGATTGGATACAATATGATCCTTGACCAAGGTAACGTTTCGGCTGTTTACACAAGTACAACTTTCAGTGATCCCAATCAAGATAACAGCCAGTTCATTATACTGGCATCAAATATAAGTGCAGTAGCCACTGATCTTCAAAATACGTCTACTAGCGTTACTATGGCTTATCCCCTGGGCGAGAACGTGCCGCCCGTCAGCAGTATGCTACAGGCCTTTAACAGGCTGTTCATTTTTCGTGACGGACAGACCGCACTGGAGAATGACAAGTTCTTCAGCCCCATTGCTATTGCGTCAGCAAGTACTCCTGCTGCATCCAATGTAGTTACAGTGAATACCTCGGCTGATCACGGCTTAGTTATCGGGGACGCAATTACAATTGCTGGACTAACTGGATTCCCTACAGGGGAAGATCCGAATGGAGGCTGGGTGATTAACACTGTACCTAGCAGTACTTCCTTTACCTATGACCTGCCAGCAGCCTATCAGGCTGCCGCTACCTATACGGTGGACGCTACCTCTACTATATCCCCAGGGTTTAAACTGGTAGCAAGCGGGGAATACAGCCAGCCTAAGCAGCTGGCACCTACTAACGTAGATATTACTGACGGGAAAGCCGTTGCTACATTTGCGTCAATAGCGGCTATGAATGGCCTGGGTGTCGGAGATGTTTTTGAAATTGAAGCAGCTGGTAACAGCCTGTTAGTAGTCGGAGATGATTACGTAGTTGCAGAGCGAGACGACAGCGCACTGTCTATCTCTTTCTTTGTACAAAGTCCTAACGAAATAAATAGAACTAATGTTATTTTTCAGCAGCACGTATCTGTTGGCCTTGGGTTTACTCATATGCCTGCACCTGAATACGCAGCATATCACCAGCGCAGGCTGGTAATGCCCTTTAAGTACAGCGTAGACAATGTAGCAAATGCATTTACTTTCCGTGGAATCCTTGACGAGATAATTGTCTCCGACATCTTGGACTCTGACACATACGACCAGATCTATGCTCAGTACCGATTCAATGCAGGTACAGCGGACTTCAATGTAGGGCTGCACTCATTCTCGGACGACAAGCTACTGGTGTTCAACCGCAATAGTATTCACCTAGTAAGCGGAGCGGGAGCATCTACAAACGTACAGCTTATCACAAATGAAGTAGGTTGCGTGGCACGAAACAGCATTATTCAGGTAGGCAACAACGTACTATTCCTTTCGGACAATGGTGTATACGGGGCTAACTTCCAGGACCTGTACAACCTTCGTGGCAACGAAGTGCCACTGAGTTCACCGATTGATCCCTTAATTAAACGTATTAACCGTGCAGTATGGGACAAGAGCGTAGGCGTATACTTTGATAATAGGTATTACCTAGCGGTTCCACTTGACGGTAGCCAAGTTAATAATGCTATCTTGATCTTTAACTTTATTAACAAGCAGTGGGAAAGCATTGACACTACAGAAGATGCTAACTGGAACATTGCTAACCTTATCGTTGCAGGTAAAAAGGCTGACCGTGCTGTATACGCAGTAAATACACTAGGTGGGCTGCACAAGTTAGATGCCCGTGTAGACGCAGTTGACCTGCTTGCTACCGAGATCCCTGTCGAGGGACAGGAGTCCACCGTAGCGCACAACATACCAGCTTCGGTTACCACTAGGCAGTTCACCCTAGGTAGTATGGACCGCAAGCGTTGGAACAACTTTGAGCTGCACGTGCAGTCATCCCCTGACAATGCCTCCGACCTAAGCATTACCGCAGAGCTAGAAAACATTGACGCAGTAGTGGATTTGGGTACACTTAGTCAGCTTAATTCAAACTCTACCCTAGCACCTGACGAGGATGTATCCATCCGTGGTAGAATAGGTAACAAGCGAGCATATGGAATGCAGGTAACTTTAAACAATACAACTGGCCGACCTCGATTCAGAGCAATCAAGGTAGCTGGAGCAGAAGCATTTAGATCAACAAACAAAGCAATATAAGATATGGCTACAATTACAATTACCCCTGGTAACTCATTTACCGCTACCGAAACGGTAACCTCTACTAAGCTCAATGACCTTGGCTCGCCTACGGCGGCCTTGACTGCCGCCTCTATTGATACGGCTGACATTGCTGATGACGCTGTTACTCCTGCATTGATCGCAGATGACGCAGTTACTACACCTGCTATCCTAGATGCCAACGTAACCTTTGCCAAGCTGACAGATGTAATCGACGATGACACAATGGCTACAGCTACTGACACTACCCTTGCTACGTCAGAAAGTATCAAGGCTTATGTGGATACAAGTAAGACCAGTTCTTTTACGCCAAGTGCCTATATAGGCGTAGAAAGTGTAACACTTCCTAATGGTTTGATTATGAAGTTTGGGTATAAGGCAACAGTAGCAACGAATGATACTATTAGTTTTGACGACGACTTTCCTACTGCTTGCATAAATGTTTCCGCAACCACTGCTGAAGCGAACAGTACTGCTAGATGGCCGATGAAAGTAAGTTCACTTAACGTAGGCTCATTTAAGATTAAGCACGGAAACTCTACTATAACTAATCACGGGGCATACTGGCAAGCAATCGGATACTAATGAACCCCCTCCTGCAATCAGCTTAACAATTTAAATTATGTCTATTATAAATAAAGGAACAGCGTTCTCCAACGGAGAACAACTTACGGCGGACAAGCTTAACGACTTAGTTGATCTAGCTACCTTTGATCAGTCAGCGACTGACAGTGCCTCCACTACAGTGAATACCTCTGGTCAGATTGTAGTGGCTGACAGCGGTGTAAGCACAGCTAAGATTGCTGCGGATGCTGTAGAGACAGCAAAGATTAAAGATGCCAACGTGACCTTTGCAAAACTTGCTGATGTTATCGACGATGATACTATGGCTACGGCTACCGATACTACCTTGGCTACATCCAAGAGCATTAAGGCTTATGTAACTGCGATGCGACCAAAGTTTGTAAATGTCACAGGAGGAACACAATCGATTTCTATCACTAAAGCTAGCCTAGGGACGGAAACCTATACATATAATATTGCTGATTTTACATCGGACGATCCTGAATTTGCTACTAATAAAATTGTTGGCCTTGTCATTGCGGCGTATGCTAGTAGCGATCAGTCGTCAAATATTATAAACGCTGAATTACCGAATGGTAATTTTACGGCAATTGTTAGAGCATCGGCAGATAGCACGGGAGATTTTGACCAAAGCCAGACCACGACAACCATTCCTATTAACTCTGGGCAAACTACAATAGATATGAAGCTAGAAGTAAATAATGCACAGACTGTTGCTGCAAAATTCGATTTAATGGGTTTTATTATTCAACCTGGCTTGTAGCCTAATGAACCCCCTCCTTCAGACAGAGTTGCGATAAATGAACCCCCTCCTTCAATCAGTTCAAATAGCGTTGCAAAACGCTGAACAGAAAGAAGCCATTACCTTTATCAACAAGGTAGTGGACTTCTGTATTGCAATGGAGAACGGCAAGGTACTAGACGGATGGCCTAGGGATTTAATACAACTCCTTGTAGCCTACCATATGGCCAAGGATACCTTCATTGTAGAGCAAGACGAAGAAGGTAAAATACTAGGGGTCTTTATGTGGTATAATTGCGACGAGGACGACGACTGGTTCTTTGTTAAGAACTGGGAGGCGGACAAACCAGATGGCAACGCCATCTTTATGGCCTTCTTATTCTCAGAGGACAATCAAACTTTCAAACAAATGACACATAACTTCATCATCAAATGCCCTGAGGTTATGCAAAAGAAACTACTGGGCATACGATACAGGCAAGGTGCTCCCACTAGAGTGGTATACAGCACTGCATTATTCAATAAAATCTTAGGAATATAATATTATGGGAGGCGGAAAAGGAGGATCAAAAGCACCACCACCAATTGACCCTGGAAAGTCAATGGGTGAATACTTATTTGGTAAGGGCTTTAGTAGCCAATACCAAGGCATCACGGACCCTAGATTACAGGAGCGATTGATCGGTGCAGAGCGGACCTACCGCCCGCAGTATACTGCCTTAGAGCTAGCTGACATCGGCGTAATGGCCCGTGGCATTGAAGCTGGTGCAGAGAACCCTGAGTACGCACGTTTGCAAGCAGAGCTTGCTGGCTTACAAGCTGGTCAAGAAGTCCAAGGGGCACGTACAAAAGCGGACATTGAAGCTGAAGCTTTAAAACTTTACCCTAACAGGCGTGCGAAACTGTCAGGCCGTCAAAGCCGAAGCTCAAGACAAAATAGAACAAGATACAATAAAGGACAAGCAGCAAAGCGTGCCGCTTTTATAAAAGCCATTGGAGATCCAGGTCAAGATCGTGCTGCACGTATAGCACAGATCGAGACACAGATGCAGGGTATGTCTCCGACCCTTGATGCTACCCCAGGTTTGTTTGACCTCCTTGAGGAGCAGTCAACCCGTGCAGGAGCACTGCAACGCAAAGAATTAGAACTACAGCGTGCCTCAGATGTAGGAGCACTGCAGGAGTACGCACCTAAAGTTGTAGAGGCTTACCGTG